TAATTAGATTCATATTTCAGTTCACGGCCGAAAGCGCAAGCAATTCCGTAGATCGCTTCTTTCAATTGTGTCACACCATGAAACTTATCTAAATTGATCGACTCAGTCGCAGTAGTAAAACCACTAATATGGTTAATACGGTCACCAGCTAGCTTTAGCATTTCTGCAGACATATCATTGACTGGCAAGTCCAAATCAATCGTTGCCGTCATTACCGGAAACACAGGGTTGTAATTAATTACTTTTCCTTCTTGTTTCACTTCAATATCAGTTACATCACTCATCTTCATCTACTCCATATTTAAATTCTTTAGCTACTGCTTCTTCAAGCAAAGTCATTACAGCTTCGGTATAATACTTTTCTGGGTCTTCATTAATGTTTTTACCAAAACATGATGTACCGTCTGGCAATTGATACCGTGTCGATACTTTCTTAAAGATCTTATACTTCTCTGCGAGCTCTAACAGTCCATAGTACCGATCGAGCCCTTTGGCATAAGTAAGAAGCACTTCGATTTGGCTATTTTCTTTTGAGAGTCTTGACTTGTGCATCTTGACTTTGATGATGTTGCCAATGACATCTGTTCCATCCTTTTCTTTTCGTTTGGAGAGCATAGCAATCGTGCTAGCTGCGTACTTGAGACCTGTTCCACCACTAATCTCCTTTGTAGGCACGTATGAGCCGACCAGCTCATAAACGTGATTGGTCACTAGAAGAGGTATTTTCACTCTTGCTAGCTTCAAAGTCAACACACGGAATGCTGCTTTGATAATCTGAGATTTGGTCATGTCACGAGTGTCTTTGCCTTCCAAGCTATCATCCATCTCTTTGGATGTTGAAAGCATGCCAAGACTATCAAGGACAAACATCATTGGTGGACGCGTCTTTACATCTTGACGATCATATGAATCGATCAATTTCAAAGCATGCGTTTTAAATTTCTGAATAGTATCAGGTTCAGCAATAATAATACGAGAAGTATCTATACCACGATCTTGCATCATTTGCTTTGTAATAGCAGCTTCAGTATCGTAATATACTACTCCACCGGTGGGGTTTTTTTCGAGGAAAGACTTGACGATCCCAAGAACGAAGAAAGTCTTACCAGTAGCGGACTCTCCTGCAAAAGCAGAAATTTTATTATCAGGTACGCCGCCATAGAGGCTACCTGAGAGAACAGCATTGAGAGCAAAGCTGCCAGTATCAATAAAACCCCCAAACTCAGCACTGCCGCTGCCGTCATCGGCCATAGAAGTATTTTCATCATGTAAATCCTTCACTAACATTTTTAAGAAATCACTCATTTATCTTGCTCCATTTCAATTTGTTTCATGTAATGATTGTACAATTCATCGTACGCTCTAGCAACGGAAGGTGGAAAATGTTCCCATTGTGGTAACTCATGTGCAACAGCGTCTGCCAACCGTCGCGATAATCTAAGTTCATCAGATGTCCCCCTCACGTGCACTTCAAAGTCTGACATATTAGCCTTTCTTCATTACCAGATAGAACGATGATTTACGCACCATATGTTCTTCTTTGTATAGCGGGTCACCAACAGGCACTAATCCGTTCTCAGCAAACCGTTCAAGCCACCACGGCTCCTGTTCAAGTGTTACGTGATAATCACCGTCAGGAAATGTAGCAACACTAGCAACAAAAATACCATCATCAGACAAATGCTTGTTGATGTTATCAAGCAGTCCAGGTAAATCACCAACTTTAATATGCTCCATTACTTCCCAAGCAGTAATTACATTGCACTTAACGCGCTGGCCCTCATCGTCTACAACTTCAAATGGCTTTGTAATGTCAGCAGTAAACAAGCTGTCTGGAATAGTTGCCCACTCAGCACGTTTGTTCTTTAAACTAAAATCACTTCCCTCAATGCCAATTGACTTGTATCCATAATCAATAAAGTCTTTAACAAGCCCTCCACCTGAACATCCTAGATCAATATGAACAAGAGGGTCTTTAAAGATACGAGCTGTCTGACGAACAAAAAACTTGTGATGTGTATTGTCACGCATCGTGCCGCTTGGCTCAATGTGGTCAGCACTCTCATACGCGATTGGGAATTCTGTAATCACTTTCATTCAAAAAAGCTTTCAATAGTTAGTTGTTGTTGGCTGCCATCAGTCCAGCCAATGGCATCTAGGATGGTGCGAAGTGGTTCGATAAATGCCTTATCGAATTGTGTAGTATAGTCGATATACCGGTCTAAGTCAAGCTCTTTAGGCATCTTGCCTGATGTTGCAATCACGTTAGTAGGTAACGGTGCAGAATCCAATACATAGCAAAACTTAATCTTCTCACCCTCACCAATGAGCGGATATTTAGACGTCAATCCTTTCTTATCTAATAAGCGATTATATAACAAAGCGCCTTTGACATGGATCGGTGTTGACTTCTTAAATGTAGCGTCACCGGTGTAATAAGACTTCTGAGCAATCGTGCCATCCTTATTGAATACATCGTTCCTAATTAATCCACGAACACTCCGTGGAAATGCAACATCCTCAAAAGGTAGCTGTCTAAACGTCGTACGTGCATTCTTAATGAATTCGTGCAGCGCGGGTTCGTTCGAGTTCATGATGATATCGAGAGACTTCTTAATGTAGTCACGGCAAGCAGCAGGTGTAGAAGAACGAACAGCCTCGATCCCTTGCATCTTTAGCTTTGGTGCCTCATACCGAACACCTTCGAGGTCGTAGACATTTAAAATGTAATGCTTCTTACCAGTCCATATCCCTTTGTTAGCAATAGCTTCCCGCTTCATCTTCATCTTTTGTTCATATGCATTGACATATACAGCCAACTGCTCATAACTTTTGTCGATGAACGGCTCCATAATTTCACTGCATGCGCGATCAAGGTACTCGACATTTGAGCGCTTGCCTCTATTAGGACAAATCTTCTCTAACATTGGACCAAGACGGATATACATAGAGTCCGTATCGATTGCAATGACATAATCATCATCTGTCTTTAGCATGGCATTCAAATAGCCATTCATCTTGCGTTCCATCCACCGAATCGACAGTTGGCCAGACTTGGTGATCGACTCTGCAAGCCTATTGTCAAACCAGCGGAAGTACTGATTGGATAAAGCTCCATAAGCAGAGTTCAGTTGAATTTTTTTGGCTAGCTGCATGTTTTGACACCGTGCAATCTCGTTCTGCAGATCACGTGTTGGTGTCTTCTCATATGCCTTCTTCGCTTCAAGCATACGCTGCTTCCACACAGCACGGTCGTCGTACATCTTTTCCATTAGCGTTGGCAAAAAGCCACGTGTAGACCTATCGAACAAACATCCTGTCGGCGCAATCGTTAAATTGTGCTTATCAAGGATTTCACGAATAGTTTCGAACTTAGCAAAATACTCTGCACTCTGCATCGTGAGCTGCAATTTACTACCTTCAACAATCTCTTGCGCAACAAGGCCTTCAGCCTCGGCACGGATACTCTCCAGCGACCGCTGGCGCTCACTTTCATCTCTAACGCGATCCAACTCACCATCAAGGAATTTATCAACACTTGTTGTGGTAATTGCAAGATCATACTCTAGCATCTGACCCTTCATCGTTTCTGGTGAGATGTTATACTGCATGATTAAGTGAGGATACAGACTGTTCAAGTCAAACGATACAACCCATTCGTGCAAGCCAGTCTGCGGATCCTTAACATATGCTCCCTCAATTTGGCGTGGTTTGTTACCACGTTCCTTATGAGGAATAACAATGTTCTGACTGTACAAGTAGTTGTGAATAATAACATCCCACATACTCACAGTCGTCAGGCTGTCAATCATGTTCACTTTGCCATCATATGCAATAGCATATACCTGCTCGAGCAGTTTCATCTTCTTATCGAGCTTATATACCAAGTCTACGTCACGGATGTTATAGTTAATATAATTACGGAAGTCGCCTTTGTAGAATTCGTCCAACGATTCGAAACCGAGCTCGGTGTAGTCCAACTTGCGCTCACCTAACTCTACAAAAGCAATATGGTCGAGCTTAAAGCTTTCCTGGTTCTGAAATGAGAACTTCTTGTACAGTTGTAAGTAGTCGAGCACATTAATGCCAAGAGGCATGTTCATGTAACCATCTTCTTTGCTAGCAGGATCCTTAATATTTGGATCGCGTCTTTTTTCCCACATACGCCATGGAGACAAACGCTTTGCCATCGCTTCGTCAAACAAGCGAGTAATACGGTTAATTAGGTAGGGCACGTCAAAGAACTCTACGTTCCAGCCAGTAAGGACATCAGGCAACCATTCTGGCGAGTTCCATACCTCTAGGAACCGTTCAATCATTGCACGTTCACTTACACACTCAATGTATGTAACATAGTCGAGTTCTGGTGTGTAGGGCTGCATTCCAAACGTAATAGCACGATCATTCTTACGGATCGTAATAGCTGTCAGAGCTTTGTCTGCTGTCTTAATATTTGGGAAACCGCCCGATGAGTCGGTCTCGATATCTAGTGTTACAACCGATATCAATGTTGGATCGTAGTTTACTTCACCCGGAAACTCTTCATTGATGTATTGGTAGTGAAAGGACTCTTGTCCATAACCATATACATCATGTCCAGCAACATTTTTATACTTCTCAACGTAACTAACAGTTTCACGCATCGATCCTGGATGGATTTTCGATACTGGTGTGCCGTCTAGTGTTTTGTATTCAGATTGAGTATTGGAAGTAATGAAGATGTGAGGTTGGTATTCAATTTGATCTTGAAACCTACGACCATCTTCATATCCTCTAATAAAGATCTTATCCCAGACCCTCGCAACGTGTGTATAAAATTTCAATTAGCTCTCCTGATAGGGGAACTATACAGAATTTTTCAATGCACGTCAACGCTTAATACCAGCGTTTTAGATATCCGTGTTTCTGCATGTGGCGCGCACGTGTTTCACTAATATTAATAATGAATTGATATATTTTCTTAATCATATCATACCCCGTGTTTGCAAGTTACGCATCACACGCTCAACATCAGCATGATCAACACAATTCTGAAAGTACTGGTCAATCTCGTTCTGATACCCAATGCTGAATGTCTTTTTCACCCAACTCCAAAAATCAAATGTCGGCATTTCTACTCCGCCTAGAGCTTCTAAATCTTTATGCATGTTTGTACCCATATGTCTTTTGAACAAAATAATAGCCGGCACAGGTGGCCGGCTGGTTTAATTACAGATCGCGATCTAGTGGATCTTCTGTAAGTAACTCTTTTTTACTGGCTTTTTTAGTCCCAGCATCTTTAACTTCGATTTTCTTTGGCTTTTTGTGTTCAGGAATAATTCTTTCCAGAAACACTTTAAGCATACCGTTTAACATTTCGGCATCTTTTACTTCGACTTGTTCGTCGAGAGCAAATGTGCGTGTAAAGTTACGTGCAGCAATACCTTTGAATAGGAAGTCGTCTAGCTGGTCATCGTTTTGTACATTACCCTTGATTAACACTTTACCATCAGCCAGCTCGATTTCAATATCTTGCTTAGCAAAACCAGCAACAGCCAATTCAATGACGTACGTAGTATCGCCAGTTTTCTTGATGTTGTATGGAGGATAGTTGGGGAAGTGTTTGGTCATATCGTCATGCATTTTAGACATGCGATTGAACTGGTCGTCAAAGCCGATGAAGTGCTTTTCGAAATCTTTTAACATAGATGTATTGAACATATTGTTCTCCTTAAATAAGCGAGTTTATAAAAACCAACCCCGAAGGCGTTGGTGGTAGTGTTGACTAGGGTACCAGCCTAGTTCCCATCCCTGAGATGGAAGTATTTATAACAACAAAAGCTCTACACCAGCCTCATTAAACATAATTTTTGATGTTTCAAAGTTAAATCGCTTCGATTGTGTTTCATTCGGCGTTGTTGTCACTACTGTTCTAATTCCGCGCTGAATGATTCCCTTTGCACACTCTGTGCAAGGAAACAAGGTGCTGTAGAGAGTTGCACCCTCTACGCTTGCCGCATTATCAAGAGCATTGCGCTCTGCATGCGCAACGAACAGCAACTTTACTTCTCTGTTGCGGTATCGTTCAGCACAATCATGGACACCACGTGGGAATCCATTGTACCCAAGACCAAGCACCTGTTTGTCGTCATTTACAATAACAGCACCCACCTTGGTAGATGGGTCCTTTGACCAGCCCGCCACGTGTTGGGCTAGGTCCATAAAGCGCTGATTCCAGTCGGTCATACTTCTACAACTTTACCAGCATCAAACGCTTCATTCTCTTCATAACTGTAGTAGCCACGTGGGTTACATACAATACGAGTCGTTCCAATCATGTAATCTTGAGATACATGAACGTGTCCATGAGTCCACAACTTAATTTGTTGTCTATCAAGGATAAACTCAGACAACTCTGACGCATATGCTGCATTCAAAGCATCACCAACATAACGACCATCAATCGATGCATATGAAGGAGTGTGATGACCAACTACAACAATCTTGTTATGCTGAGCACATTGCTCGTCGATATACTTAATCATCGCTTCGTGGTACATTACAGCATCAGCAGGTAAAAACTTTGGACCAGAGTATGGATCAGTATGCTCGCCATTCAGCACACCACGGTAGTCATTCATCATCCGCTGAGCATCCCACATTGCTTGTGGATTACTGTTGTCGAAGTTTGTCCACAGGGTTCCACCAACAAAACGCACATCGTCAATGTCCACATGACCAATGTCAAGTATGTGTAGGTTGCCGTGATGTCCGAGCTTTTCACGAAGGATATTAGTGGTAGTAGCAAAATTGCCATGATAATGCTCGTGATTGCCAAATACATAAACCACATCTTTAAATTCTCCACATACCTGGTCAAAGAAAGCATTGTACCGATCTGCGTGACGTTCTGAGTGATAGTCGGCAGCAACACAAATGTCACCGGAAAGAATTAAAACATCACTGTCGCCTGCATTTGGTACAACGATACTACCAAACTCAAGGTGTAGGTCACTCGCTACTTGTATTTTCATTATAATCTACCTTATGAATTAATTCGTCTTCCATCCAATGGGAGCACATTTCATCTTTATCTTCTTCTAACCGTTCAATCTCTGCTTTAAGCTCATCAACGGTTACCTCACGCCCGTCTATTTTT